ACCAATGTTTCCCTCAAAGTACCACATTCCATCGTAGTTAAAACCTTCGTTGCCATCAAACTGATTTGCTTGATTCAAATAAATGCTCTTCTTAATTTTGCTTAATCTATCAAAATCAATATTAGAGTATTGAGGGCTCAAAGCATTTCCATCCTCGTCAAATAAAATACGACCTGTATTGTCTTGAAGATATGCTCTAGATGATAACGTCTGAATATTCTCAGTCAATGGCCTTAACCATCCATCCTTATACATAGAAACCCTAACCCAGTTGACATAGTCAGATGGTAATATAAATATCAAGTTGTCTGGAACGGTAAGCTGAAGAACTTTTATTTCTTTGAATGCATCGTAGTTAAGCTCTTGAACAGCTCTCTTTGCATGAAACAATATCTTATACCGCTCCTCATTGTTTACCAATGAGTGATTGCCTGAGTACATCAACAAGAAGTTGTTGACAACGTCCTGAAGACTGATATATTGATACGAGCCCCAATTGGCATCCTCAGGTGCCGCTCCTTCGTTCTCGTAGTATTGGTATTGTGATAAGTATGCCATGTGTTATTTTTTATGGATTCTGCTCCTGTTGTTCTTTAGCCATACTGAATTGAGTAACCTCTGACTCTCTAATTGAAACTCCACAGTATTGAAGTATTCTTGAAATCAACTTATACTCATCCTCAAGTGGCAACTCAAAGTCCTGATAGTCACCTTGTGATTGGTCAAATACAGGCTCTCCATTTGTCAAAGTAATATATGTCCATTTTGGTGGCTCAGGGAATCTGAAGTAAGTACACTCAACTTGTCCTTTGTTTTGAATAGAAGAAGGATACAATGTAATTACTTCTCCTTGCAACGTATAAGCAGGAAATTGAATTGTTGGGGCTGTAAGATTAGAATTATTTAAAAGTGCAATCTTTCCAACATTAACTTTTTCAGCTTGAACAATTGTAGCTGAAGAAATTATAGTGTATGAATTAGCAGACGCCAAGAATATGTTCGATTCTAATTGTATGGTGGTATTGCTGGATACTAAAACTACAGTGCTAACCAATCCTGTCGTAAGGTTGGTGACAACATCTCCCGGTACTATACCCTTTGATAAGAATGCTCCTGCACTGTTGACTAAGTTACCTGCAGACACAGACGTGTTAGTTCCTGTCGCAAGAATAACTGGCTTGCACTGTACGTCTAATATGTAGTAAGGGTAATATCCTGTAGTAGTAGGAGTTGGTGATGAGAACTTGTTGGCTGTAATCTTAGTAAGATAATCTGTTCTTAGAAAACCCTCCATTGTTTCTGACATAGGTTGCTCCAAATCAGCGTAGTCGGTGCCTGCCATTCTAGAGTTTTCAGTATTTATTACCTTATTATAGGCATCAAAATATCCTTCAAATATTTCCATTTGCGCATTTAGAGCAAACAAATTAAAATCTGAAGGGGAGATGTAGCCGTAGTTGTTCTTGTTCAAAACGGATAGTACCGTATTTCTAACAGAGTTTATCATTTTTTCGCCTTTTCACAAATATAAACAAAAAAAAGGAGGCATTACAACGCCCCCTTCTCCTCCAATCAATCAATCATTTTAAGCTAAAATTGCTTCTAACATTTTCAATGAATCAATCCCTTCATCACTTTGCAAGAATCCTCCTGCTATTTCGTAAGGGTCTTCCCCGTAAGGAATAGACATCATCTTCTTTTTGTTAGTCGAGGTGTTAAACCAAATCTCTTTGTCCCCGTTTCTCAAAACCAATAACTTGTTCTCAAAAAACATTCTAATCTTTGCCTGATACTTTAGTTCAGGGTCATTTAATATATTTAGGAACTCTCTAGGGTCAGTCTTAGCAAACACTAAGATATCACGTCTCAATTCAGCAGTAGACACCATTGATGGGTCCTTGCCAAACATTACTCTAGTTAGAGTTTCAATCTGGTCAATAGTTAATTGACGAGCTTCTATTAACGCTTCTACTTCTAGGTTCAAGTCCTCAACCTCTTCAGCTGCTTCCTTTTCCTTATCTACTTCATTAAATATAATACCACTCAATGGGTGATAGTGAAGGAATTGCTGCAGTACAGGGTTTTGTTTTGGAACTCTTAAAAACCCGTCTTCAAAAATAATAGGTTCAATAATTGCATTTCCATCTTGCTCGTCTTCAAAAGGAGACTTTTGATTAATGGAATATCTGAGAGCACGATTAACATTGTTCTTCTCATCAAACCACATTAGAGGAAATCTAGGGTGATTTCTTGAAGCCAATGTATAAGACAGTGGACTTCCTATTTTTAGTTTGTAGACCTTGTCTACAGGAATATTCTTTGCCATTTTTTAATTAATTTAATTTGATTTAAAATTTAAAAAAAGAGAGTGTCCCTAAAGACACCCCCCCCCTTTATTTATTATCAACCAAATCTGAACAACACGAAGTTGTTTGCACCAAGGGTACATACACAACGCTCAGATAGGAAGTTAACCTCCATTGCATCAAGGTCGCTAGTAGCGGCACCACCGGCAGAACCAGTAATCCAAGTCTTGTAACGTCTGTCTTCAGCTTCAGAAGCTCTGTAACGAACGTGCAAGAATGGACGCTTAGCGTTCTTACCCATGATTTGGTCATACACTGAAGTAGAACCTGCAGGAACCAACAAACCAGTGATGGTACCTGTTGCAGTAGCAGCAGCAGAAGCTAAACCACCACGCATAGTTGGGTCGTTCAAGTACTTCCAGTCAGACTTGTAGAAGTCATAACCTCTACGGAATCCAGTGAATCCAAGGTTCAACGCCATGTCAACATCATTGTCAAATAGACCATAAGATGCAGCACCTGCAGCACTACCTCCATTGTATCCATTCAAGGTAGCCAACATATTGTCGATGTCGAAGCTAAGACCACGGTTAACAAATACTACGTTCTCTTCGATAGCACCTTGCTTGTCAAGACGAGAAACGATAGTATCCCAATCAGGTAGAGTAGTTGGAGTTCCACCACCCCATACGTTACCTCTTGCGTTTACAACGTAGAAGATACCTTCAGAACCCATCATTCCAGCAACTTTAGCACCTGAAGCGGTAGCAGCAGGAACAGCTTCAATCATTGCAGTCTCAAGATAATCTTCGAAACGAAGACGAGTCTCGTGCTCAGATTTCAAATACCAAAGATATCCAGTTGCTCCGTTCTCAGTAGTAACTTCAATCCAACCGATTTGAGCCATGTCAGAACCGTTAACCGCATACTTATCTTTGATGATAATAGGGTTGTTAGAATAGATGTCATCCTCAGATTCCAAAGAACCAACCATTCCATTAGTACCTTTCTTAAACTCAGAACCGTAAATGAATACAGTACAAGCAGTAGATACAGCAAAAGCTTGACCTGCAGCCTCATAGTAAGCTACTGTGAAAGTAGTTGCAGAAGGAACAGCAGTAACGATTGCCTTGTTGAACACTCCTGAAGAGTTGTTCTGAATCATTAAAGTTTGTCCAACACGGATTGCGATATAAGTAACACCTGAGTCAGCAACTGTAAAGGTAGCTGTATTAGAAGCAGCAGCAGCAGCTGAAGTACAAGAGGTATACTTAATGTGTAGACGACCTTGTTCTGCCCACTTAATCTGGTCAGAGTTAGAAGGCATCTCAGCTCCAACCATTCTTAGGAAGGAAGCGATGGTTCTATTACCATAACGCTCAAATTCTTTCTCGTAGGTATCAGGTAGATACTGGTTCAAGAAATCGAAGTTAGTAATGTAGTTTGTTTGCAACGCCACTTGCTCAGCACTCGGCTGTAGAGCGAAGGTGGGGTTGTTTAATAATGCACTTGCCATTGTTTTTTAGTTTTTAGTTTTTACATTTTTTTTGCGCTGCGAATTCTCAGATTTCTTCCTGAGTCAGGGTTTATCGCTTTCACCTGCATTCCTCCTGTAAACTTGCCAACCTCGGGAGCTCTACGCTCCGTCATATTAATGTTCTTAATTTTACGAGTAACATCGTCAGTAGCATCTGACAATCCTTGCTCATAAAAGAACTTGGCAAACTTTTCAGGGTTCATAGCCATGGCTAGTGACCTATGGTATCCCGATGCGTCTTTGACCATTCCGCTTTCGTCTAAGAATTTGTTTATAAAATTCTGTGGACTAGACTGAACATTCTTTAACTCATTGGCCTCTCCCGGTGAAAACATGATTTTCTTATCGTTGATGTTGAACTCAAATCCCTTGAAATCTTTACTAAAGACCTCATCTGTTTTTTGGTCAAACCATCTACGCTTTCTATTAGTCTCCTCCTCTATAGTCTTCGCCTCTTTAACATATTGCTTATAGCTTTCGTAAATTTCTTTTTCTTCATTAGGAACAAATGCCGAACTTGACTCAAGTGGCACACTATATTTTTCCTTCTGACCGTTAAAGTATTTCTTGGCCTCAGCAATAATTTTTTTTCTAGCAATCTTAACTTTCTTAACGGTAGACTCATCATCCAAATCTTCATCAAATGAATAGTCATCCATTAAAGCCTCAATATCCTCACTATCTAATCCTTCTTGAGTAGATGTAAGGTAGTCTTTAAGGAGCTGCTCTGGGTTCATTGAATCAAAGTCCTTCTTCAATTGCAAGAAATCCTCAAAGCCTCTGCCTGTTTCTTTTTTATATTTTAAATAAGCAGCTACATCATCTGGAAGTGGCTCGGCGTTGGTACGCTCAGAAACCAAATCATCAAGAGAATTTATCTGCTTGTTATATCTTTTACCAAGGTATGAAAGAACGTCCTCATCTTTTAAATCAACCCCAGCAGGAACTGCTTCATTAGGGATGTTTTGACCAGATTCAAAGTTGCCGTCACTACTTTCTAGTGACTGCTCATGCTTTTCAATCAACTCATTCTCTACCTCTCTTACCCCCTTGGGCTCGATAACGTCTAGTGACCTTACTTTGATTTCCATTTTATTAGATTTTATTTTTACAAACTTAATTAATTATTTTAACATTTTATCGAGGTTCAAATTCTGCCAAATCAAAGCCATCCAAACTATCCTCGTTTGATTCAAAACTCAAAGGAGGAAGATTGTTCTTTCTTTGATTAATTAATTTTGATTGCTCTGTGTTCTGCTGACTAATTCTTTTTCCCTTGGCATCCTCCTTCATCTTGTCCCGCTGATTGAAGTCCTGAATCTCCATGTTTCTTATCTGAAGAGTATAGTTAAACTCTTCTCTCATTAACTGGGATTTAAGCATAGCCTCATTCTTGCCCTTCTCAATATCAAATGCCACCTCAGCTTGTTTGATTTGCATTTTTGCCTGCGTCTCCATTTCTATGGTCTTCATAGCTGTTTCTGCTGCTAACTGCTGGGACTGCAGTTGTTGCTGAGCAATCATGGCCTGCTTTTGCATAGCCATCTTTTCTTCACGCTCCTGCAGTTTAATACGTTTCATCTTCAATAGCTGATTAGCAAGCTTGATATTTCTAATCTCTCTAATATCAATTGCGTCCTCAAGGTTAATATCTCCCTTGGATAAAGCCATTTGAATATTGGCCTCAAGTTGAGCCTTCTGCTCTTCATCAGGAGATACCTCAATAAAGATACCGAAGTCATAAATATAAAGGTCCTTGATGTCATTTAGAATAGACACATTGTATTTGCCTATTTGATTGGCAAACTCTTCTGCAAAATCAGAGTACTCCAATATGTCAGCTACTCTATAGGTTAGGGCTTCAGACAATGAACGGAACACATATAATGACGCATCAAGAATGTGTCGTGTAGCTGTGTTCGAGTTAAGAGCCGCCAACTTCTGTAGACCAACTAGAGAATTCGGGTCAGGCATGGAGCCATCTCTTGCCTCATTAAGTCCTGTTACAGACCTAATCATGTCAATGTAGTGGTTCATGTTGGTAATCAACATCTGCGTTTTAGCAGAACCTGAATTGGATGTGAGCTGCTGAATAGGAACTCGTGCATTGTTAAACTCACCGTCTTGAGTGTAGCTACGACCAATAACACTACCGGTCTGGAAGTATAGCCTCAATGCATCCTCAGGATTATAGGCATTGCCTGTTCCTAAGTCAATCTCATTAAGACCATCGGCATCAATGAACACACCATCTGGTACTGTACGTGCAATAACCTGCTGAAGTTTTAAGTGGGTAATTTGAATCAAGTCAGCAAAAGGAATCATCCTTCTACACAATGACTCAATGGCTCCCTTATACATACGAGGAGCGCAGGCTACATAGTTTGGTAATGCGTGTTGTGATGCTGAAGTTGGACGAACCATGTTCTCAGACAGCCTCCATTGCAACAACATATTAGTACCCATTACCATGATACCTTCGTACCATACATCAATAGTTTTTTCAATCTTCTCAAAGCTACCCTCCTCCATCATTTCCATAGGAGGATTAAAGGTGTCATCCTTCTCAATTACTCTAGAGCCTCCACCTTCAAGATTCTTTTTCTTATAGACAATCTTTTTGGTGGTCTTGTAATTGAAATACAATAATGTGCAGGTGTCTCTGTAGAACATACTGTTCTCATAAAACTGAGCGACATTGTAGTAGTCATACCAAGATTGACTGTACTGAGTTATTTGTTGTAAGTCTTCGTTCGTGAGCGATTGGTCAATCTTCAATAGCTCACCAATAGGAAGAGTCTTTATTTCTCCCCAATAAAAACAATCCTTAAAGAATGGGTCTTCGGTATAACTGTAAACTACATTAGCTGGGTCTACATAAGAGACCTTTACTCCTTCACCTTGCAGGAACTCATGCTTAGCTAAACCAATGCCAATTGTTGCAATGTCGTAGTTTATTCTCTTACGTGTATCATCATAGTGATTTTCGTCAAAGATTGTGTTGATGGCCTCTTCCTCAGCTATTTCAATTGCAGGCTTGTAGTTAAGCTGCATATATAGTGACAGCTCTTCATCTGATTCAGGAAGTTGGTCGGGGTCCATCATAAATGTATTTATCCCAGTCTTCTCCTGAATTGTATTAAGGATTGGTTTTGAAATCATTTGAGACTCAACCATGTCCTGATACTTACTACGCTTAGATTGAGACATAGCATCCTGTGCATACGCCTTAACTTTAAATAGTCGGTCTGACATTCCGTTAACGACAATGTCAATAAACTTTGGTATAATAGGAACAGGAGTCCAATCTAGATTTAAATAAGATAGGTCTCCATCAATTGCTAACTCGTTTTTATATTTGCCAATAGGCTGCTCGCCTCTTGCGTATAATCGTAATCTTCGAAAATCTTGCCATTGTCCGTAGTACCTACATGAGTTTCCGTCCTTACGAAACCACTCATATTGTATAGCTTGACCTATTTGTAAACCAAAGGTATCAGATGCCTTCTCAGCATCCGTAGCTATTTGACTAGGAAAAGACACTGAATTAATTTGGATTGTTATATTCTTCATTTGTCCAATTGACTTGTTACCCCTTCGTTCTTATATTTAGCGAAGTTAATAATTAATTTCGATTCTTTTTTTTCAGGAATGTAGAGGTGTTTTTGATTTGCCATGATAGCCAGCCCTGAGCTAATACAAGCATCAAATTTAGTTCTATCATTTATGTCAAACTTAGCCCAATCCTCAAGTGTTCTGGTGAATGGCATCGTGCCCATCAAGTCTGACTCCCTGTACTTGCCCTCTGAGTCTAAGCCTACGAATTTCTCAATGTAAGACTCAATAGCTGATGCGTGTGATTGCTTGACATCTTCAGATGAGTTGGGTATTCCGCCTAACTCTCGTTCAGTTTTTGTCAGTTTAGCAAACTGTTTGTCCGGTCTGTTAATAGAAAAACCTCTGTAGCCCCTGTTTTTTAAGTGATACAATAATCTTGGCTTATTGTTTTCTACCAAGATAGGCATCCCATAAAACACACAGGCCATCAGCACTTCTTCGAAAAATATCTCAGCAGTTTGCGGTCTTGCAATGTACTCTAGAAAAAACTCATTTACAGGGGCATCGTCCATGTGAAACTTAGTCATTCCATGTAGCGCTCCGTTAGAACCACGTCCGCCAACCACAGCAGATATATCGTATGAATCACATCCAAATGACCCAAGATGTTCATTTCCGGGGTAGTTAATTCCATTACGTACATGAACATTGTTTTGCATGTGTTTAGGTGGTGCCCAGCTCATAGTAAATCTACCTCTTTGGTCGGGAGTCCAAATCACCTGAGTATCCTTAATCCCATCCTTCCATGAGAAAGACCCTCTAGTAATATAGTGCTCCTTAATCATTGAGTCATTGTAATCAATCTGCTGATATATCTTGGTCAGGTTAAATATGGATGACTTACTCTCGTCTCTAAATGCGTGCGACTCTGTGCGTGGAAACTGACGATAGAATTCATTCAATGCATCTGCATCACTCTTTAATGAATCAACCTCAGCGTCCCAATAGTCTATTGCACCGTTCTTAATTAGATTGCCGTCAACGCCTTTTATAGGGGCTGTGGGCTTCTTAAATACAGGGTGACCATAGATGTCAATGAAGCCTTCCATGTTCCACTCCATAGGGATAAACAGGGCATAGAGCCCGCTCTTAGTTTGACCGTTAGCGTTCCTGTATTTTACGTTTGAGTCTTCGTAAATGTCTTTATAGTTCTGTCCACCTTTTGAAAGCGCATTGGACGTTGAGCCCATCATGCACTTGCCAATAATCTTACTACCTAATCGTAGACAGGTTTTGGTTACACGCCAATTCTCTTTGATGTTTACAGGCTTGGTCCATTTTGCAGATTCGTCATGAGCCAAGAATAATAGCTTCTCGCCATCATAAGAGTTGTCTTCAGTGTTCTTCCAGTCTATTGATGTATCAAGTCCATCGACATCAGTATCGTCAGTCTCGTACATATTCTTTTTAGTAATCTTTGCTGCCGGAACTCTGTATGCCAACTCAGTCTTTGGCTTATCCATGCCATCCATGATGGGCTTAAAGAAAAACGGT